GATGGAAAAAGAGGATGGAGTCTGAAAGCTGGCGATGATCAAACTATCCCCTTATGTATGTTTCATCATAGCCAGCTTCACACTAAATTCGGTAATGAATTTAAGTTTTTAAAACATTATGGATTTAAAGAGGATGCTGCTCAAAAATATGCAAAAATCTTATTTGAAAGAAGTCAAATAGATAACGATCTACCTTTTTGATTTAAAATGATTTTTATTATTTATTCCAAAAAAGGTTGACTTATCACTCAAAATCCCTAAAATAAAATAATATTTAATTGAAAAGGAGAAAAAATTGAAAGAATATCAAACTAAATATTACATATCCACTGGGCAAACCGATGAATCCTTAGATGTCTTTTATACACTAAGGCGTGTTTATTGGGATGATTGTCATGTTAATTCTGATGGTGCATGGACTACTGTTAAAAAATTATATCATTCTCATGTGAAAAATTTATCTACTAATTTTGATAAAGCTAAAATTAATGCTCAGCAATATATTGATCAAAATTATACTGATACTTTAAATCTTATACTGGATTTTTCAAAACCAGAATGTTCTGAAAATGAATGGGGTATCGGAAGTAATGGAGAAAAGGTTCAACATGAAAATAAGCAAAACATTTCAGCTATTAATTTATTTGAGATGTTTAATAAATGGCAAAACCTTGAATGGGTTGAGAGCATACCTGATTCAGAAGAAAGACAAAATTTCTCAGGAGTTGTTTTAGGTACTAAGTGGGAAGAGTCTCAATGGGGTGATACTCTTAAAATGTTATTCAAAGATGAAAGAGGTTTTACACTTTGGGGTTCAGTTCCATCAAAACTTACAGACCTAGATACTTTACAAGGTGCAAAAGTTTCGTTTGATGCACTTGTATCAAGATCAAAGGATGATGCACATTTTGGTTTCTTTAAAAGACCTACAAAAGCACAGGAGATTCAGTAATGGGAGAAATGAAAAGAAAAGAATATATAAGGATATCAAAAAAAGATGTTTATTTTATAAAAGAAACTTTAGGACAATCAGCTATTATGAAAAATTTCAAGATTGTTGCAACTTATAATGATTTTGAGAAAGCATTTAATAGATATTTAAGAAATAAAAAAAATGGCATCAGAACGATAATTACAGTTAGAAAAGATGGCCAAAAAAATAATATTGGACTGGGAGAAGTTGATCATGTCTGAATATGTTTATTATGTAGAATATTTTTGTAAAGAAGAATATGAAGCTCGTTTTAAAAGATACAAAGAATATGAAAGAAAAAAGTTTAATAATATTCTAACTAGAAAACAATTTGAAGAAGATGGTGAAAATTTCTATGATTCTTATGAATGTACTGAAGATTATATTGATTTTGATGAAGCTGAAGAAATTGCAAAAAAGCTTAGTTTGGAGACTGGAGAACAAACTTTTATGCGTGCTGGTTGGTTGACGCCTAGCAATATAAAATATGCACCACCCGATTTTGAAGCAGATGTAAATTATTTTAAAACCTTTGAGGGGGGGGAAGAATTAACATGAAATATAAATATAAAAAATATGTAGGATATAACGATATTTTTGATAGAGTTGAATCTATCGTAAAGCTGGCCCCAAACAAAAAAGATATGATAATTCAGCTAGAAAATTTTCGTTTAGAACTTGATGAAATTGTAAGTGCTAGAGAAAATATTGAATAATATTTTGAGTGTGGTATTTTTTGTATAAAAATAGATCATTCAGTATAATTAGAAAGGGAGGAGATTATGAATTTCTATCAAAAGTCTTTGGAATTTATTTTTGATGATAAAGTTCCTTATAGTATAAATGAGGAAAGATTTTCAAAATTTATAAGATTGAATCTTGAACGCATATCAAAAAAAGAAGTAGATGAAGAAGATATCAAAAATCAATTTAAAAAAATGTATGCCTTTAAGAGATTACAAGAAAAAATATTTCAATGACACAATATACAGATAAAGTTTTAGAAAGAAAATTAAGACTTGAGCAAGAAGCTAAAGGAAAAGAAATAGCTTACATTGAAGGAAGAAACGGAGTTCTAAAAACAAAATATCGTAACGGCATCACCAAATACGAATATAGGAATACAAAAACGATAAGAATTTATTGTGATATTTGTAAACAAGATGTTGATATTAAAGATATAGCTAATCATCACGATTGCATATAAAAATTCCCTTATGGAATATTTTATGTATAATTTGAATTGTGAAAGTAGCAAACTTAAAAATATCAGAAGTAAAACCTTATAAAAGCAATCCAAGAATCAATGATGATGCTATTGAAATTGTAGCTAAATCTTTAGAAGAATTCGGTTTTCAACAACCTTTAGTTTTAGATAAAAATAAAGAAATTATAGTCGGTCATACAAGATTATTGGCTGCTAAAAATCTAAAAATGGAAACAGTTCCATGTGTAATCGCAGAAAATCTTTCAGATGAAAAGATAAAAGCTTACAGAATCATGGATAATAAATCCGCTCAATATGCTTCTTGGAATTATGGATTATTAACAAAAGAACTCCAAGATTTATTGGATTCAAGTTATGATTTAGATTTTACTGGATTTACCGAAGAAGAAATTTCTGAATTGGATCTTGATTTTGGTTTAGAAGAATTTGAACCACCAATAGATGAAGATGAAGTTCCAGAAATAGATTTTTCTATAGTAGAAGAAAATGATATTTGGATATTAGATAAACATAAATTATATTGCGGAGATTGTACAAATGAAGAAAGTTATAAAATTCTTTTAAAAGATGTAGAACCAAATATGGTTTTTACTGATCCCCCTTATGGTATCAATTACGAATATAATACTCATAAAGATCAAGAGGGAGACGAATATTTACAATTTTGTGATAAATGGTTTTCCTTGCTTCAAAAATATGCTCCATCTTTTATATTCTTAACAGCTGGTTGGAAATACAATAATTTTTGGTTAGAAAAAAATCCAACAGATATTTTTTATTGGCTAAGTAGAAATAAACAATCTGGCGGAAAACTTTCACATTTTAGGAAAGTAGAACCTATATTTCTTTGGGGTAAAAATAAAAATAAATATAATTTAGATTTCTTTGATTTCAATTCTGATAGGTTAGATGGCTTAAGAGATCACCACACTTGTCCAAAACCTGTGAGATTCGTTGAAGAAGCTTTAACTGCTTTTGATAAAAATTCAATAGTTTTAGATACTTTCGTAGGATCAGGCACAACCATAATAGCAGCAGAGAAAAGAAAGCAGATTTGTTATGCGATGGAGATAGATCCTACATATTGCGATGTAGTCATAGAAAGATGGCAACAATATACTGGTAAAAAAGCATATAGATTACATGATGAAATTTATTTTGATGATCTGAAAGAAAACCAAAAAGAGGAAAATCAAGCGATTGCTAAAGCAGATGATTTGATTGAAAAAGAATTACAATAAATTACAAAAAATGGCAAATAAAAAGTCAAAATATAAAAAAATTACTCCAACTCTAAAGCAAAAATTAAAGATACTATATACGCAAGGTGATCAGGATGAACAAGGGATTCGGACAATCTATACTATTGAAGAATTAGCAAAAGATAATAAATTATCAAAAAATACACTGTATAAACTTGCACAAAGAGAAAATTGGAAATTTGAACAAGAAAAGTTTCAAAAACAATATGAAGAAAGATTAGAAAATCAAAGAATTCAAGAATTTGCTAAAGAAGCTAAAAAATTTGATTCCGTTTCTCTTAATATTGCAAAAGCACTTTTAGCAAGAGTTGGATCCATAATAAGAGAAGCCCAAAATACATCTATAAAAGAATTTACTCCCCAACAAATGGATGCTCTTGCTAGAGCAGCTTTAAATACTCAAAAATTTGCTAAACTTGCTTTAGGTGAATCTACAGATAATATAAATATCAATGGAAAAATTGAACAACAAGAAACTTTCGCAAGAGCTATGGAATTGCTTGATCACATTGAAAACAGCAGAAGCCGAAGCAGTAAGAATACGCACTGATTGGCTACAAAAAGCAAGAGAAAAGCAATTACAACCTAAAAAAGAACATTTTATATGGCTAATTCTTGCTGGGAGAGGATGGGGAAAAACTCTAACAGGTGCTCAAGATTTAGCTTTGTACGCATTAAGAAATCCAAATTCTAATTGTGCTGTATTAGCACCTACACATGGAGATTTAAGAAGAGTTTGTTTCGGTGGGCCAAGTGGATTAGTTAATATAATACCGAAAGAATGTTTTGAAAATTCATCAAATAGAAAAGGATTTTCAGCAAGTGTTTATGAAATGCGTTTATTCAATGGCTCAAAGATAACTGGATTTTCAGCACAAGAGCCAGATAGACTTAGAGGACCTCAATTTCATAGAGCATGGTGTGATGAAATAGCCGCTTGGCAATATCCAGAAACTTTTGATCAATTAATGTTTGGATTAAGATTAGGAGAAAATCCTCAATGTGTGATCACAACTACACCTAAACCAAACAAGATAATAAAGGATTTGATATCAAGAGAAGATGTAATAATTACAAAGGGAAACACTTTTGAAAATGCTGATAATTTAGCAGAATCAGCTTTATCTATGTTAAAAGAAAAATATGAAGGAACAACTTTAGGCAGACAAGAATTATATGCTGAAGTTGTAGAAGATATTGATGGTGCTTTATGGAAGCAAGAATTAATTGATAGAAATAGATTAGATATAGATACAGAAAAAGAATTATCTAAGATAGTTGTTGCGATAGATCCAGCAGTTACAGCTAATAAAAATAGTGATGAAACTGGTATTTTAGTTGTAGGCAAAGACTTCAATGGAAATTTTTATGTGCTTGAAGATTTATCAGGAAGGTATTCTGCTGAAAAATGGGGTAGAATAGCAATAAATGCTTTTTATGATTGGGATGCCAACTATATTATTGCGGAAACAAATAATGGTGGAGATTTAGTAGAAAGGTTGATTAAAAACATAGATGCTAATATTCCATATAGAAGTGTAAGAGCAACAAGAGGAAAGATTTTGAGGGCAGAACCAATACAAGCATTATATGAAAGAGATAAAGTTTTTCATGTTGGTATTTACAGACAGTTAGAAGAGCAAATGTGCAGTTATACAGGGGAAACTAATACTTCGCCTGATAGATTAGATGCTTTAGTTTGGGGTTTAACTGAACTAAGTAAATCATCAGGAACAGCAACTTGGAGAATAAGCTAATGGCTGATAATAGAAATATATTTCAAAGGATTTTCAACTTGAATCCTAATCAAAGAACACAACAAAAAATGATGGGATATTTTGGAGTCGGAACTTCAGAAGCAAAAACTTATAACTATCAACAATTAGCAGAAGAAGGTTATCAAAAAAATGCCATAGTTTATCGTTGTGTGAATGAAATAAGCAAAGGAGCAAGTGCTGTTCCCTTTATATTGAAAGATGGCGAACAGATATTACAAGAACATCCGCTAATAGATTTATTAAATAGACCTAATCCATTACAAAGCTATTCTGAATTCTTTAATAGTCTTTATGGTTATATTTTATTAAGTGGAAATGCTTATATTTTAAGAGTCGGCAGTGATATGGGTATGCCAAGAGAACTTCATCAATTAAGACCAGATAGGATTGAAGTCAAAGGAAAAGGAAACGCTATTCCTGAAAAATATGTTTACACTATTAATGGAAGAAAAAAAGCTGAATATGTCGTTGATCAAGAAAACGGATTTAGTGAGTTAAAACATGTAAAGCTTTGGAATCCGTTAAATGATTATTACGGTCTATCCCCCTTAAATGCAGCTGCAGTTGAAATAGATCAATTTAATATGTCAAATAAACATAATGTAAATCTTTTAGAAAACGGAGCAAGACCTAGTGGAGCCATTATATTTAAACCACAAGATGAAGCAGGTTTTGATGTAAATTTAACGGAAGCCCAAAGACAGCAATTATTAACTGATTTAAATAATAGATTTCAGGGAACAAATAATGCTGGCAGACCATTATTATTAGAAGGTGATTTTGATTGGCGTGAAATGGGGTTAAGTCCAAAAGATTTAGATTTTGCTAGATTAAAACACATGTCAGCAACCGATATAGCTTTATGTTTTGGTGTTCCTTCTCAACTTGTTGGAGTTCCAGATGCTCAGACTTATGCAAATGTAGCTGAAGCTAGATTAGCTTTATACGAAGAAACGATCATTCCACATTTAAGAAAAATAGCAAGTGATTTGAATGAATGGTTAGTGCCAATGTTCGGAGAAAATTTACATTTAGAATTTGATATTGATTCAATTCCAGCATTATCCGAAAGAAGAAAGAAAATTTATGAAAATGTAACTTCCGCTGTTCGTGAAGGAATTATGACAAGAAATGAAGCAAGAAAGATTGTCGGTTTAGAACCAATAGATGGAGCAGACGGTCTTTATATTTCAGCAAATTTATTTCCATTGAATGAAGAAGCTGTTCCAACACCTGAAGTAAATGATAATGAAGAAGATGAAAAAGATTACGAAGATTTCATGGAAGATGAAGAAAAAGATGAACATATAACTAATTTTCCAAAACGAGGAGAAAACAAAAAAATATCTTTAAGAAATAGTAATTATCCTCAGTTTGATTATGAATTTGCAAGAAATGTTAAAGATGATGGCCCCTCAAAAATTTGGTTAGCAGGTGGAAATATAAGAGGTAATGATGCTTTCATTTTATGGGGAAGAGCCAGACAAGGATCTGAGACAACAACTGTTCTTAATTGGATTAAAGAGAGAGAAGCTTGGGCTGCTCGCCATAGTGTAAGGGATGGAAATCAGTTTGCTGATGGAACATTAGAACCCAATCTTTCAAATGTTGCTGGTGTTGTATCTCTTATTAAATGGGGAGTAATCAATCCAAAACTGGGTGAACAAGGGATGAAGGATGTAATATTAGAATTGACAAAAAAATTAGAAGGGAAAAAAGATTATTTGGATCTTCTAAAGAATAATGATGTTTTAATTGATATTACAGAAAAACAATTAGCTGATGTAAAACAAGTTTCTGCAAAAGTAAAAGAAGCATTAAAAAATAAAGTTGAAGAGCATAATGAAAAATATGGGGATGATCCAACAAAACGAGTAACTCTAAGGACACTTGAAGCAGTATTTCGTAGAGGAGTTGGGGCGTACAATACATCACCTTCTTCGGTTCGCCCCGCAGTTAGAAGGCAAGGTGGTGCTGATCGCTGGGCGTACGCACGCACGAACAGCTACTTATTTGCTTTGAGAACAGGTCGCTTTCAGGGCGGAAAACACGATACAGATTTATTTCCAAAAGGACATCCTCTATCTTCTAAAGAATGAGAAAACTATTAAGAAAGCAGCTTTATAAACCTGAAGCTCGCAGAATTAATACACAATCCGAAGTCAGAAAAAGAGGCATTTTAAATAGAAATTTAGCTAGAACTCTTAATAGGAAATTGATAGATGTTTTCAATGAATTTGGTAAAAAAGAAACAAAGAAATTCCTTGAAAGTAATGATTTCAATTTAGAACAAGCCCAAAAAAATCTCTATCAAAAATTAGTTCCAATATTAGAAAACCATTATAGAAAAATTGTAAGGATAATATTTCGCAATAATGAAAAAAAATATGGATTTGATAAAAAAGAAGATGTTTTAGTTTTTGGAAGAAATGTTTCATTAGATCAACAAATAAAAAGATTCTTACAAGAAAGAGGATTAATATTTAGTGGAATGTCCTTAACTATGTCAAAAAAATTAAGAAATATTATTGCTAAAGAATTTGAATCTGATAAAAGTTTACCAGAAATAGAGAAAGCAATTATCAAGCAATTCTCTTTTGTTTCAAGGACTAGAGCCGCACTTATTGCCAGAACCGAAACATCTACTGCTCTTGGAAAAGCAGATAATGATTATCATAAATTATTAGCTACTGATACTGGAATTTATATGAAAAAAACTTGGGTTGCTGTAAATGATGGAAGAACACGTGATGGTCATAGAGAAACAAGTAATAAATATCGTAATGATCCTATAGATATTGATGCTGATTTTGATGTAATTGGGCCAAAAGGAATAAAAAAAATGGGTTTTATTGGAGATCCAAGAGGTGGCCCTGAAAATGTAATAAATTGTAGATGTGTTATAAGTTATATAAGTGCTGATGATATTGTTGATGAAGAAGATTAAAAGTCTGTTTTCAATCTATATACAAAATATTGTTATAAACATTATCTTTTGCTACTATATATTGATAAATGCCAATTCCGAAACCAAAAATAACAGAATCACGGCGAGATTTTATAGAAAGATGTATGGGAGATACGACAATGGTTGATGAATATTCAGATACTTCACAAAGATCAGCTGTTTGTAATAGTAGTTACGAGTCCTATAAAGAAGAATCTTTAACAAACGAAAAAGAAGAAATAAGAGAAGATGTTTTTACAACTGAAGAAGAAGCTTTAGAAAGAGCAAATGAGATTGGTTGTGAGGGCACACATACACACGATGCAGATGGACAATTAGTATTTATGCCATGTTCTAGTCATGCAGATTATACGAGATTGACTGGCAGGGAGTTAAGTGGGTATGGCATGGGGAAAAAACCTAAGAGAAAGAAGCCGAAAATGAAAAATGATTGTGGATGTGATGAAATTAAAGATGATTTCGTTGATTACAAAACAGAATTCAAAGGTGGACACTTAGAAGATGAAGAAAATGAAGATTACGGAAAATTTGAAGGTTATGGATCTATTTTTGGTAATAAAGATTTAGGTAATGATGTCATAGAACAAGGGGCGTTTTTAAAATCATTAAAAAATAAAAAACCCAATCAAGTAAAACTTCTTTATCAGCATAAAACAGATATGCCAATAGGAGTCTTTGATGAAATAAGAGAAGATGAAAAAGGTTTATTTGTCAAAGGCAGATTATTT